AAACGCAAACAGAAGATGCAGGAGAGATTCAAGGAAGAAGAGTAAGAAAGGAGCGAGTATGAAATACGATAAGCCAATCATGAGAATGTCAGAACTCGTCAAGATGGGATTTCCAAGGTCATTCCTTGATGAAGCCTATCGAGAAAGAGGACAGGACTTTGCACAAAAAGGTCCTAAGTCCAATTCTCCCGTATTTTTCGATACAGAAAGATTTGAAAAATGGAGATTAAGGAAACTAGCAAATGAAAACCAAGCAATGCAGAGAGGAGGATTCTAAATGAAAATGGGAGCATTCATGATGGGGTGTGGACTGTTAGTCTGCGGATTAGATTTAATGCCATTCTGGTTTATGGGTACTTGCGTAGCCGCAGGACTGGCATTAATCGCACAAGAGCGTGATGGATGGAAATGAAAAAAAGCACCCAGACGTGCAGGTCTAAAGTGCTTAACAAAAAAGTTTATAAACCGATTATAACAGGAAAAGGAGAATGTGACAATGATTATTACAAAAAAAGAGTTTAAAGATGCGGTTAAAGAAATAATTGTTAATGCAATCAACAACACACAACAAGAGAATATAACAGAAGAAGAAAACACAAAAGCTGACAAAAAGTTAACAACAATGTTGGCAGACTACTTTGAAAAGGTAATAAGAAATATCTTTTGTGGAGAAAATTGGACGTACAGTAAAAATGAATTAGCTACTGTTTCGGGTTTAGTTTTAAATGATAGATTTTCTGACAATCCAGAACCACTGGTATTTATGGAAAATTTGGCATGCGTTGCAAGCACTAGACTACTGATTAACATGTTAGAAGAAAAAACGCAGGAAGAAGAGCCACAGGAAAAGGAATTTGACGTAGAAGAGATTCTTAAAGAAGCAAAGGGGTGCGAGTAGTCATGATTATCACAGGATACACAAATGAATACGGAACAGTAATCCCTATGGAAGATGCGGACGATTATATTAAGAAGAGAATTAAAGGGAACGAAGAAGATAGAGAGTGGTTTATCGACTATATGTGGGACATGCTCGAAAGCAATATGGATGAACTTACAAAACTTAGAGAAGCATTTTTTGACGATGTATGCAGTGATAAAGAGGTCGATGAACAGGGAAATGACCTTAACTGCATTGAGGAATATATCGAAGAATAGGAGATTGAAAAATGGCTAAATTATATGAAATCAAAAATGAACTTAATGAATTATTATTAATGGCTGACGAGCAGGGACTATCCCTTGATGATATTAAAGATACCATGGACGGAATCGAATTTGAGTTTGAAGAAAAGGCTGATTCTACCGCAAAGATGATTAAAACACTGATCGCTGATGCGGATTCAGTAAAAGCAGAGAAAGACAGGTTAGCAAAAAGAGAGACAGCATTGAGAAACAGTGCGGACAACTTAAAGAAGTATCTTGAAACAATGATGCTTGAAGTAAAAAAGAAGAAGTTTAAAACAACACTGTTTAGCTTCAATATCCAGAAAAATCCTAAAACTGTAAAGGTAGAAGTTGAGGAATTGTTACCTAAAAAGTATCTGATTAAACAGCCAGACAAGGTTAACAGGAAACAGCTTCTTGATGATTTGAAAGCAGGAGTGCTTGAAGAAAATGAAAATATGAGACTGGTACAGACAGAAAGTTTAAGAATCAGATAGGAGATAAGAATATGACGATACATGAAAAAATGATGAAGATTCAGACAACATTGAAAGCACCTAAGAATCTGTTTAATTCATTTGGCAATTACAAATACAGAAACGCAGAGGGAATCTTAGAAGCTGTGAAACCATTATTGGCAGAAAACAAATTATCTATGTACATATCTGATGATGTGCAAGCGGTAAATGATCGTGTGTATGTAAAAGCTACAGTATCTATTTTTGATATTGAGACAGGCGAAAGTGTTATGGCTACGGCATCCGCAAGAGAAGCACTCAATAAAAAAGGTATGGACGATTCACAGATAACAGGAACAGCATCATCTTATGCACGTAAGTATGCCTTAAATGGAATCTTCTTATTAGATGATACAAAAGATGCAGACACAGACGAAAACCAGAAAGAACGTACTGCAAGAGCTAATAAGCAGGAACAGGAAAAGAATAAAGAAAAACTTGATCAGATGAAGATTTCTCTTGTAAAACAGAAAACATTATTGGATTTGTGCGAAGATGAAAAGTTTGACATCAATAAGATTTTGAAATCTTACAAACATGAATCTATCAAAGATATTACAGAGGGGCAGTACAAGTACATTGTAGCCAATAAAGACAAAGAGAGTGTAAGAAAGCTGTGGGCGGTTGATGGAAACGAAAGCTAAAATTCATGACATCTCAATTGATTTTGAAACAGGGAAACAGGTCATTTCTCTCGTATGTGAAAAAGACATACGAGGGGAATATGACAGACTGAAAGATAAAGAATGTCGGCTTAAGGTTGTTCAGTACCGTGAGGGCAGGAGTTTAGATGCCAATGCATACTTTCATGTACTGGTTGGGAAGATTGCAGAAGTAACGGATAACAGCAAGGTATATATAAAGAACAAACTCATAGCAGAGTACGGACAGCATGAGATTATAAATGGTTCTCTTGTATCACTTCCGTTGGATAACGATATAGAAGTGTACGACCTTGAATTTTGCCACCTACAACCGACAGCCAGTACAACTACCAATAAGGCAGGTAAGTTGTTCAGAATCAATCTGGTAATGCGTGGGAGTCATACCTACAACACAAAGGAAATGTCTGAACTGATAAAAGGAACTGTTGCAGAAGCAAAAGAGCTTGGAATTGAGACAGCAACACCGCAGGAGATAAAAGAAATGGAAGAAAGGTGGGGACTTAAGATTGAGAAAGAAAAAGTCAATCATCGTTGATGATATGGAACATTGTAAATTATGTGGAAGTCCTTATGTAGAGATACACCACTGTTTACATGGGACAGCAAACAGGAAGAAAGCTGATAAGTATAACTTAGTGATTCCGTTGTGCCACGAACACCATACAGGCGGTAAACAATCCGCACATTTAAATGCCAGATATGACCTTATGTATAAGAAGATGGCACAAAAGGCATTTGAAGAAAAGATAGGCACGAGAGAAGAGTTTATAAAGGAGTTTGGCAAGTCATGGCTGTAACATATACGATTCAAGGCAGACTGGACGGATTAAACGATTATACACGATCATGCAGGACTAACGCATATAAAGGTGCTGACTGCAAGAAAAAGAATCAAAGAATCTGTAAATATAGCATACCGTTATGGTTACGCAAAAAGAAATTGAATTTCCCAGTGATCGTTGAGATTACATGGTATGAAAAAAATAAAAGACGTGATCCAGACAATGTTGCATTTGCTAAGAAATTTGTCTTAGACAGTCTAGTAGAATCTGGAACATTCCCCGGAGACGGACAGAGGTATGTACTAGGATTTATAGACCACTTTAGAGTAGATTCGAAAAATCCAAGGATAGAAATTACTATTCATGAGGATAACGATAAATAAATGTAGGAGGGCAGTGAATGAACATAAATATAAATACAGACTGGGAATGGTATGAAAACACAAATGTATTTAGATTGTTTTACCACTGCCTGCTACATACAAATTTAGAGGACAAGCGGTACTGCGGCAGAGAAATCAAGGCAGGGCAATTTGTTTCTTCTATAACAAGAATCAGTGCAGAGACAGGCTTAACAGAATCGCAGGTCCGAACAGCACTTAAGAAGCTAAAAGATACTGGTTACATATCAACAAAAAGCACAAATAAATACACGTTATACACAGTTAATGAGTACCAAAACTACATAGATTGTGGACAAGTTGCAGAAACAACTACCGAGGAAAACAAGGTAGTTGAAAATGGAACAAAAATGGAACAACCAATGGAACAAACAGACAAAAACGCAAAGAAAAATTGCGAGAAATCAAAAGAAAATTGCGAGAAGTCAAACAAAAAAGCAATCAATGAATGTTTTGAAAGACTCTGGAAAAAGTATCCAAGCAAAAAAGGAAAAGGGCAGGTATCCGATACTAAGAAAAAAGTGTTGTACCAGATAGGAGAGGAACACATACAGAGGGCATTGGAACGGTATCTGGATGGATTAGAAAAGGATGCTTCGTGGAGAAAGCCACAGAACGGCTCGACATTCTTTAACAGTGGTTACGTGGATTATCTGGACGAGAACTACGAAAAACCACAAGAACCGAAGCCACAGCGGAATCCTGCAAGTGTTTTATCCTGCGAGAGAGACTATGACTTTGATGATTTAGAAATGCAGTTACTACATAAGCAATTAGAGTAAGGAAAAAGGAGTGATGGAAAATGTATCAAATGAGTTTTTTTGGTAATGAAACAGCACTTAGAAGCCATTCCATTACCAAGCAGACTAGAAGAGAATCACACAAAAAGGTTAACAAAGAAGCAATACATATCTTGATTTTAGAACAGCTCGAATATGGAGCAATGACAGCACGAGAGATCGCAACGGTGTTGTATAAGCACAAAAAAGTGTTAGAACCGACAATGCAGCAGGTACAACCACGGCTAACAGAGTTAGTACAGGACGGACGTATTGAGGTATGCGGTAAACGACACGACAGCCTAACAGACAGAAATGTAGCAATCTACAGAAAGGTGGCTAAAGATGGGGTATAAAAATATAAGCAAAGATCTTAAGAGAAAAATCCTTAAAGAAGTAGAAGAAACGAAAGAGGTTACTTCTGTTGCGAAAAAATACGGAGTAGACCCATCAAGCATCTTTAAGTGGAAAAAATACGGAATCGAAGCGAAGCGGAGAGAGTACACAAAAGAGTTCCGAAAACAAGTGGTCAAAGAAAAAGTAGTTAAAAAGCTACATGTACAGGAATGTGGAGCAATTTATGGAGTACCTGGTTATCTTGTTAGATTCTGGGAAGATGAATTAGTGGAAGAAGTCAAAGAAGAGATTCGACAAAGCCGATTCAAAAAGAAGCAACACGAACGAAGATTTGTTCATGTAACATCACATTCGGGTTATTGGAAATAAAAACTAAATAATACTTTTCTGGTTTGATTCTCTGCCTAAGTAACTGTAAATAATGTTTTTTGTATTTTCAGATTTTTCATTTTTCATTTTTTATTAGGCAGAGACTCAAGCCAGAAAAGGCTTGTTGCACAGCAGGATTTTTATATACCACACGAACAATTAAATAAGAATCCTCGCAACGCATAAGCAACAAAACTCTTTAATTATTTGTTGTATAAGTCATGATTTCCCCTGCTATTAACGGCAGGGGAGAGAATGGACAGTAAAGGAGTAAAAATGGCAAAAACACAAACGACAGGGAGAACTATTGTTAGATGTCCACATTGCGAAAAAAGAATGCTTTTAAGCGATGTAATTATTGAATGGCAACCATGTTTATGTGATTCGACAATGAAAGATCAATACTATTGTGCATATTGCTTTCATCAACTTAGTGCACAAGATTTGATGGAATATTCTATTAAACAAGAAAAAAAGGAGTAAAAATGCAAATTTATAATATAGAAACAAAAGCAATTATAAGTGGAGAAGAAATAAAAGAATTAGATGATTGCTTTATTTTGACAAACACTGACGAGAGAAATGATATGCAGACAACTATCAGATGCTTGAAACCAACATGGAACAAAGTAATTTGTAAAGAAACGTGTTTACAGCGTATTACAAGTCAGCTAAATCAACTTACACAAAACACGGTTTTAGGAGTTGATGAGTTAAGCAATAATACAGATACACTCATGATGAGAATAACATTGAAAAATGTTAAAAACAAAAGTCTATTGATATATAACAAACAAAATAAAACAACATACATTGATTGTTGGTTTATCAGTAGTAGATTTTTAGATCAAGCCATAGAAGATTATTTAACAAATAAGGAGGATTAAATATGGGAATTAAAAATCTAACAGAAGCAGAAGAAAAAGAGTTTTACAGATTGGTTGGGAAGATGAATGGAAAAGAACCAGATAAGGATGTAAAGGTAAAGAAGCCAGAGATTGGGACGCGTTATTATTATTTGGACAGCGTTGGAGACATTGTAAATGCAGTTTGGGATGATACCGAATACGATAATACAAGATGGGATCTTGGAAACGTATTTCTGACAGAAAAAGAAATAGTATTTGCTATAGAGAAAAGAAAAGTAGAAGTTGAACTTGAACGATATGCAAAGGAACACAATGACCCAACACTCGAAGCTAGTTATTTCATTTTGTATGATGAATACAATGAAGAACTTGATTATGATGTGTGGGCCGATTGCAGACCACAGGGAGCGGTGGTATTCGCATCAAAACAACTTGTATTTGATGCGATCGAGTCAATAGGAAGAGACAGAATCATTAAATACATCTTTGGGGGGGGGTAGAAAGTGAGGGAGAGGAATGAAATTAGAAGAAGCTATTAAGCACGCAAAAGATGTTGCAACAAAGAAATATAGACAGGCTATGTTACATCGTGCAAATGCAGAAGATGAAAAACTTGACAGGTGTATTGAATGCATGAAAGAACATGAACAGCTTGCAGAGTGGTTGGAAGAACTGAAAGAGTTGAGAGAATACAAGAAAAAGATGAAAGCACAGTTTCTTGATGATATTGAGAATCCGTTGGAACCAATTAAGCTAAGCAGTGCGTTAGAATCAGAGATATTTAAGTATGAGTATAGGAAAGAATATGGTCCGCAAAGGATTACTCCTTTAGATTATACAATCATATGTGCATTAAAACATTGTTTGGAAGAGCAACTGAAAGAGGTGGAATAAGATGAAAATTAATGCAAAACAACCAAGTATTAAAACATACACATTAAGCCATTTCAAGATTGGAGAGGTGTGTATGGGTGTGAGAGATGAACATTATTATCTTGTAGTTAAATCAGAAAAAGAAAAGAAACAAATCGTGGATTTAACAGAAAATGAGATTATAAGAGATGCAGGATACATGAGATTTATACCGGCGACAGCAGAACTTAATATCAAGGATGTGGGGTAAAAGAAAAATGCCAGTAGCAAGATGCAAATATTGTAATAGCTTGTTATTCAATGAAGATGTTGGAAGAGAGTATATACAAATAAATTCTGACACGAAAATACAAAGCAGTTTTATTTGCCTTAAATGTGGAATGGAGTTAAGAAAAGAAGATTTCTTTGAGCCGTACAGAAGTATGATGAAGTAAAGGAGAAAGAACGATGAAAATAGTTGATATCAACACATTAAAAGGTTCAGACAGACACGGCAGTTGTGTAGAGTGTGAAAAAGATTTTACAGAAGATAAAGGAATGAAAAGAATCATTTTCGGAACAGATCAGAAGCGTACCATCTTCTTATGTGACAAATGTTACCATGATTTATTAAAAGAGATGACCAAGAAAAGATTAAAAGAAATGGGGGTTGAAATATGCAGAAAATAACAAAATGCCCATACTGTGGAAGTGATCGTGAAATGACTAGTAGGGTTAAATAAAGGAGCTTATTATGCCAGACGAAGAACTAGAAAAACGCATCAAACTTGAACTTGCACTTATTCATCAGTGCGAAGAATCAGACATTATAATTTGCCACATTGATGTATTAACAGATTGTTTTAAGTTTTATGTGATTTATAGAATGAAATATTCACTTTGTATGTCAATTACATTAGATGGTTTAGATATTTGTAAAGGAGAAACTAAATGAGTTATTCATGGTCAACAGAAAAATACAGTAACTAAAGTGAAGATTTTGAAACAATAGAAGAATGCATCAAAGAAGCTAAAAATACAGGATGCAAAGCAGGTACCGTTATTTGGATTGGAAAAACAGAAGAAGCATATATAAGACAGGTAGACCTAACAAGTATACTAGAAGATTTACATAATGCTGTATACGATGATATTGGAGAGGTTGCAGAAGCTTGGTATATAGAAGATATAGATAACCAAGAATCATATGAAAAATGTGAAGAAGCAATAAATGATCTTGTCGTTAAGTTTATCGAAGAAAACGGAATGAAGCCGACTTTTGGAAAGGTTGCAGATATAGAGCCGTATGTTATCAAGTAGGAGGAAAGAGCATGGACGTTATCAAACAAATAGATTACATGATCGCTTGCCTAGAGATGGCAAAAGAAGAAATCAATTACAAAAAGAGATATGAAATGAAAATAAAAATGAGAGAAGATAACGACTGGAACTGGTATGAGAGAAATAGGACACCAAGCAATACACTTATCAAAGAGAATCTTAGAAACGTTGGTAGAACAGGATTCAAGCTTGCGAAAGATTTAGAGGTGGGAGAATGACTAAAAATGAAACAATAAATGAAATAATAACACAGAGATTTCAAAGCCACTTATATAATTGCATAAAAGAGTCAAATATTCCTGCTATGCAATTAAGCGTAAGTTTTGACAGAGAAAAGGCATATATAAAAGACGAAAAAGCAGGACGTATCGTTGGAGAAGTTGATATGAAGATTACTATGGAACGATATGAACCTAAAAAAATGACAAGAAGTGAAGTGGAAAAAGCTATAGTTGCTTACTGCAACCCTGTTAGCACACCATGCAAAGAACGCAAATGTTATAAAAAGTGTGTGAAAAGGATGCCGTTTGAATGGTTAAGTAACGAGGGATTACAAGAATACTATGAATTTTTGTATGGAATCAAAGTGGAGGTAAAGGAATGACAATAGCGGAGCAGGTGGCACACGACTTTTTAGACAGCGTAGAAAAAAACATTGTTGGAAATAAATTGGACATTAAATCATTAGAAACGAATACTTATTATCAAACTAAGGATGAAGTAAAAATGGAAGTATCTGACAAAAAAACAGGAGTCGTTATTGCAACAATGAAATGTAATTTTGACACAAGCAGGATAAAAAAAGAAATAAAAAAACAGATGATAGAAGATTACTGCTGCGACCACGGATGTTTTAACTGCATATTTACAAAAATGAATCCTTGCATAATGGGGTTGATTGAAGTTGAAGAAGCTACGGACGAACAGATAAATGAGTGTTGTAGAAAGATGGGAGATGATAAAAAATGACAAGAGAACAGATGATAGATGTGTTAGAAGATTACTGCAACGGAAATATCTGTGATTCATGTGAATTTTGTAATGACTGTGAAAAAGGAATGGTTTTTTCTGAAATAGTTGACGAAAAACTGAAAGATTATGTAAGCAGAATTGATGAAAAAAATACAGATAAAGAGTCACAAAATGTATGCGAACTTGTTGGAAAGAGAACGGAGCAGGTAAAAGTTTTAAAAAAAGCAACAAAAATATATTATCCAGATGCAATGAAAGATGTGTTACCACTTAAAGAGTTTACGAAAAACATTACAGATAAAGGATATAAGGTTGAATTAACAAAAGATAATGTTGTCAGTGATACCATAGTGAATATCTATAAAGAAGTGGAGATGAAAGAATGATATTAAAAATCTTACTTGTTATCATAGGTGTTTTCTTAGGACTGGTGGGCAGTGGTTTCTGCCAGTCCGCTAAAGCAAGAGATACGATCACAATGACGTTAGAAGATTATAAGCATGTGGGAGAAATATTACACAGTCTGCCAATAAGAGAACGGCACAAAAGCCTTAAAGGAAAAGACGTGGCGTTATACAGATGTCCTAAATGTAAAAGTTATGTAGCGGAATGGACAGAAGTTTGTGAGTGTTGGAATCGGTTAGACTGGGGAGAAAGTGAGGACTTACATGTTAATAAGAATTAGTGAGACAATGGCTATAAATACACAACAGGTTATTAGAATCTATGTCAAAAAAGTATTTGACGGATACGAAGTTATAGGAGAAACACTAGATCATCTATATACTATTAAAAAATGTACAACAAGAGCAAAAGCAGGAGAGACACTGGAAAAAATACTCAGTCAGTACGACAGAGGACAAAGGGTTATCGAATTATAAAGGAGCGTTATAAATGTTGGTACTTACACAAAGTCAACGAATGGTTATAAATGTTGAGTATGTAGATTGTATGTTTATTAAAAAAGAAATAATAAAGAAGCAGGAAAAATACGGTTTATATTGCGTTATGGCATTCGATCAAGAGAAAGTTGCTATTGCATATTATGAAACAGAGAAAGAAGCAATGGAAGAACTCAAATTGATGCTGAATTGTTGGAAACACAGGCAAGATATATATTTTATCAGATAAGAAAAGGCGGTGTTATAATGGAAAGCAATTTCTTTAACAACAGACAGTTACCTGCACAACAACGCAGGGTTAAGAATCGCAGGGATGCAGATAAATTAATACATAGCAGTTACACAGCATTTCTTTTATTGGGCACGATGGCGCTACACGACCAATTTGGATTTGGTGGTGCCAGACTTGGGAAATGGATTGATAAAATGAACGAACTAAAGGAATGTTACGAAAAAGGTCTTGTCAGTGTGCAGGACCTACAATCCATAATTAAAAATGAAACAGGAATCGAGATCAAGTTTTAGGAGTGATTACATGAAATGTGCTTGTATGGGATGCACAGAAGCAACCGGCAGGAGTTGGGATTGCCACACTAGATGTGATGGTTACAAAGAGTTCCAAGCCAAAAACAAGGAAGAGAAGAACGTTATCAAGAGGAAAAATCCTTATTATAAGTCGTTATCAAAAGAAAAATTTATGAAACGGAATGCTTTAAATAGGAACAGGAGGGGAAGAAAATGACAGAGATACCAAAAGAAAGAATCCAAGAACTTTTGAAGTTTAAAAAAGAATATGAAGATGAGCCAGAAACAGAAAAATGCTTAGAGGAACTTTTAGCGTACAAAGAAACAATGGCAGGAATTGCAAGAATGTTAGGCGTTACCCAGTACGACATAACGAATAAGAATGAAGAGTTATTAGAAGTAAATCTTAACAATGATGTTATCAAGAACGCACTTGATAGATACAGGAGCTTTGAAAACACTTTCTTAAACAAAGTAACTGTAATGGCATTAAAAGAGCTTTTAGAGTACAGAGAGACAAAACTGGCACCAGATCAAGTTAACGAGATGAAAAGCAAATTTGAACATTATAAAGATGCATACTGTGATATTCAAGATCGTTATAATAGGTTGCTGAATTATGAGATGGAGGAATAGAAGAAAGTGACAGGGTTATCAATAGACGTTATCAAAAATCAGATACGATTATCAAAAATGTTTGTAGGAAGCGAAGCGGTATCAACTAAGGCATTAAAAGAAATCTACAAAGAACTACTAAAAAGGAACGGCATGACAATGACAGAAGCGTCACAGCTCTTAGGATTGTCAACACCGCAGCAGCTAAACAACAAATTTAATAATAAAAAAGTATCCTTAAGTGATTTAAAGGATTTTTTGGGTATAATGGGATATGATTACGAGATAATAATAAAAAAGAGATCTGGGAGCTTTTGAGTTCTTCCAGATCTCTTTTACTATGCAATTTTTGAAACATTGGAAGTCTTTACTTTTTCGCTTCCATATTTTTTCTGAATATCCTCGAAAGACATTTTCTTCTTATACCACTTTCCAGATGGTTCAGTTGAGAAGTGCCACTTTTTACGATTCTTAGACCACTTAAAGCCTAACTTCTTTAGCTCTTCTTTGTACGGGAATGTATTACCATCTACCCAAATCCAAGAGCCTACTACCTCGATATTTACACCATCGAAAGAAACAATATTATTAATAACATTTCTTAAGGCTTCGTCTGCCTTGTAATCAAATGTATTTTTCTTTTCTTCTTCTGGTGTCTGCCCTGCCTTGAACATGTCAAACAGTTTCTTGTATTCGGCTGTAATCTCTTGACATGTAACAACGTCTCCGCCGTTGTCTGGGTGGTTGGCTACCATTAATTTTTTGTATTCTTTTCTAAGTTCCTGTAAGTTTTTGGCTGTAAAATATTTCATGATAACACCTCCTAAATTGTCTAGCAGAGACTTATAAAATCTCTGCTAAGCTAATAACCTGTGATTCTGATAAATTATCCATGACGATCTCGTCTCCTTTGTGGAGTTCAAATCTGTCTGGAAAAGTTCCGAACCATCCGTCAAACTGATTGTCAATGTAGTATCCTTTTGATTCTAATTTTTTGATTGCTTCTTTCATCTTCTTTTCTCCTTTTCTTGTTTTCTTTGTTCTCTTAACTTACTTTTATTATACATAAAATCTATGCATACGTCAATAGAAAAGTGCATAAAATTTATGTATAAAATTCTTGATGTAAAATTATGAGTATGATATAATGATATAAAAGGAGGGAAAAACGATGATAAAATACAAATTAGATGTGCAGGAAGAATTAAAGAAAAAAGGGTATACTTCTTATATAATAAGAAAAAACAAGTATTTAAGCGAGGGAACGCTTGCAAAGATAAAGCGAGGAGAACCAATAAACATGAAAAGTCTCAATGCTATTTGTTGTATGCTTAGAAAAAATGTAGATGATGTAATTGATATAGAAATAACAGACGATGAAAAAATAAAATATTTTATCTAAAAAGTGTTGACTTATGCATAGATATTATGTATAATAAAGACAGTTAAAGGAAACGGCAAAAAAGAAAAGGAGATATGAGTCATGAAAAAATTAAACGTAGAAGAAATCAAAAAAGAATTATTAAATGAGGAAATGAGCTTCACAGATTTAGATAACTTCATGATGGAATCTGGATACTACAGTGTATTTGATGATGGAGTAACAGCAGACATCAAACAGGACGGAAATGTAGTGTATACAGCTACAGACTCTAATGAGTGCGAAGTACAGATTTTCTTCGAGATCACAATAGATAACGGAGAAGATGAAGCAGAAGAAGCATTTTACTTAAAAGTAACAGATGTGCAGGAGTTCTAAGATGAGAATAAAATGGTTAAAAATGAAGGGTAAGACGGTATATGGGTTCAAAATATTAGAAGTCTGCAGAGAAAATAACATTACAATGGTCAAAGTTGTTTGCCCTATCTGTGGTAAAATATATACAATAAGGGCAGATTATCTCAAATATAGAAAGAGCTGCGGTTGCTTAACAAAACCGTATGAAATAGAGAAAGGTAAAAAAATAGCAGAAGAAGCAAAAAAACAGTGTATAGATGGTACTAGCATCAGAAGCCTAACAACGAAAATATCAAAAGCGAATAAATCTGGTATAAAAGGTGTACATTGGGACAAAAAAAGAAACAAATGGGCGGCACAAATAACATTTAAAGGAAAAAATCATTACTTAGGAAGATACGATAATAAAGAAGATGCAAGAGAAGCAAGAGAGAAAGCCGAAAAAGAAATGTTCGGGAAATTTTTAGAAGAGCATAAAGAGTATGTAAAGGATAAAAAGGATAAGAAAAACTGAAAGTTAATAAAAAATATGGAAAGATGGTAAAAGAATTAAATAAAAAGAGTGTTAACAAAGACACTTTCCACCATGGTATAATTATCTTAGATAATAACCATAGTCGGGAGGTGTCTTTTTTGATTAATAACAAACTAAAGAATTGCTGTAATGATTGCGTGTACTGCGAGATCGTGACAGAGACAAAGAGAAGAGCAATCCCAGAAAACAAAACAGAAGTGGTACTGGTAAACATAAAGTGTAGTCATATGTGTGTATGCAGTAAGTACAAGAAAGAGGTGCAGGATGGAAGATAAAAGCCTGTGCTGTGCAGGATGTAAGAATACATTATCTGACAGAGAAATTATGTACTGCACTAAGGATAACGGCAAGAGACTGATAAGAGATAGATACTTGACTGTATGTGATGATTACAAGACAGCAGGACCGGCAACAAAGGTGTATGCAAACGAAAGGACGTGAGACAATGGGAGCAGGTGGTAGACCGCCTAAATATAAAAGTGTAAAAGAAATGCAGAAGAAGATAGACGAATACTTTGAAAGCTGTGAGGGTAAACCGCTAATCATTAACGGAGAACAGCAGTACAACAAACAAGGGTATCCAATTATCTTAGACAGAAAGCATCCTACGATAACAGGATTAGCACTTGCATTAGGATTTAGTGGCAGAAGTGATCTGTTGTACTATCAAAAGCATAAAAAAGACAGTGATAAGTTTTACGACACCATCACGCGTGCGAAGAGCAGAGTTGAAGAACAAATGGAAGAAAGTTTGTTCCACAAGGACAGCTCGAACGGTGCACAATTTGCACTGAGAAATAATTTTAAAGACTGGGATGCAGACAAGAAGCAGGAAGAGAATAAGACAGAGGGAATTACAATAGTAAATAATATTCCTAGAGAGTAAGGAGCGGTTGCATGGTTAATTTGACGGATGTGATCGCCCCATCTTTTTATAGGGTGCATTGGGACATTCAAGACGGCAAGCATACCTATTATGATTTGTACGGTGGTCGTGGTTCTTGTAAGTCCTCGTTTGTGTCTGTAGAGATTGTACTGGGTATGATGCAGGACGAAACAAACGCAGAATTTACAAATGCAGCAGTATATCGAAAGGTAAAAGATACTTGCAGATCATCAGTATTTGAACAGATAGAATGGGCAATAGATGCGTTAGGCGTTTCTGATCTGTGGGAATCGTCTGTAAGCCCTATGCAACACACATACAAGCCGACAGGACAAAAGATACTGTACAGAGGTCTTGACAAAGCTAAAAAGTCAAAGTCTGTAAAGGTGTCTAAAGGATATATAAAATATTTATGGTTCGAGGAATTAGACGAGTTCGCAGGCATTGAAGAAATCCGAACAGTACAGCAATCTATATTGCGTGGTGGTCCTAAGTTTGTTGTATTTAAGACATTTAACCCACCAATCAGTGTAAATAATTGGGCAAATAAGTATGTAGCAGAAGCAAGAGAGGACAGCTATAGGCATAAGAGCAATTATACAACGGTTCCTGCGGAGTGGTTAGGACCTCAGTTCTATGTCGATGCAGACTACTTAAAAGAAACGAATGAACGTGCATACAAGCATGAGTATTTGGGAATCCCTGTAGGACTGGGAACAAATATCTTTGAGCTTCTGGAAATCCGCACGATCACGGACGAAGAAATAGCAAGGCAGGAAAAAATATACCAAGGGCAGGACTGGGGATACTATCCAGACCCGAAAGCTTTTGTCAGATGTGCATATATGCCTGCATCACAAAAAATCTTGTGCATAGACGAGTTGGGCGGTCAAAAAATCCGCAACACTGCAATGTCACAGATGATTATAGGTAAGGGATACAACGACTATAGTATTAGTTGTGGAGCTGACGAGATAGAAAGCATCTTAGACTTTAGAGATGCAGGACTTGTGGCAAACAAAACAAACGTATATCCGGGTAGTCGTAAATACTCTTATGAATGGTTGCAGTGCAGGACATTAGTCATAGACCCTGCGAGAACTCCACGGCTGTATGAAGAGGTAATAAGCTACGAGCATGAGGTAGATGAAAACGGAGAAATCAAGGCAGATTATCCAGACGGCAACGATCATTTTATTGATGCATTAAGGTATGCGACAAGTCCAATGAGTATGAGACGTGGCGAGAGTGCATAAAGGAGACAAAAACAATAATGATAAATCTAAAAGACGTAAGATGTGTAAAAATCGGAAGTGTGCTGTTACATGTAAATGACATTACAGAGATAGCATGGCACCATGGAATTGTAGAGATAACCGTAAACAGTGATCTAATGCAGGCAGACATGAAAACAAATATAAAAAATGTCGAGCTTGTGACGGTGGAATAGATGGGTATATTTAGTAGAATGAAAGAGATATTAAGTGCCATTTTTAGACAAAAGGCAAGAGAAGAATTTAAAATAGACACTGCGACTAGCCCAGAGATGCAGAGGGCAATTGAAAAATGTGCATACATCTATAAGGGTAGTCCGTACTGGTTAGACAAGGACGAGCATATAAAGACTATCAACTTCGCAAAAGCTGTATGCAGTGAGACAGCACGCCTTGCTACCCTTGCAATAGGTATAGAGATAGATGGCAGTGCAAGAGCTAATTGGTTGCAGGAACAGATTGACAAAGAACTAGAGCAGGTACGACATCACGTAGAATATGGCTGTGCATATGGTACAGTAGTATTAAAGCCTAACGGTTCAAGTGTGGACTTGATCACGCCAGAAAACTTTATTGTAACAGACGAAAGCAATGGAGAGATTCAAGGCATTGTGTTTGTGCATAGAGAAATTTCTAGTGATGGCAGGACATACTACACCAAACTAGAATATCATAGGTACATCGAGGACGTGTATCAGATCACAAATCGTTGCTATGCTTCTAAGGATGCCAACGATACAGGAAAGCCAATTGACATAGACGAGACACCATGGCGTGGAGAACTAGAGGATGTAGGACTTGCAAACCTAAACGGACAACGTCTGTATGCAGTTCTTAGGACACCGCAGGCGAATAACGTAGACCTGCATTGCAGTTTAGGATTGCCTATCTTTTACGAAGCAATAGAAGAGCTAAAAGATTTAGACACTGCATACAGCAGGAACGCAACAGAGATATTCGACAGCCGAAGAATGTTGTTGCTAGACTCCGACAAGCTGTTAGAGACTGGTACAAGGGTAAATAATACACAGGATGGATTTGAGAGAAGCAAGAAGCGGTTAAGACTGCCAGAGTACGTCAAGAATGTAAATAGCTCAGACATTAAAGGATTTTATCAAGAGGTAAACCCAAGTCTCAACACGGATACACGACTGACAGGAATCAATGCCCTGCTGTCACAGATTGGGTATAAATGCGGATTCTCCAATGGATACTTTGTATTTAACGAAACGACAGGGATTCAGACAGCTACAGGCGTAGAAGCAGAGCAGCAGAGAACGATACAGTTTATCAAGGACGTTAGGGACAAGCTACAGTTCTGCATGGATGATTTGATTGCAGCACTTAATATCTTTGCTGATCTGTACCAATTAGCACCAAGTGGACCGTATGAGACTTACTATGACTTTGGAGACATAACATACAATGAGGACGAGGACCGTTCTCGTTGGTATAGCTATGTTGTAAGCGGCAAGATTCCTTTCTGGTACTATTTAACAAAATTTGAGGGATTCAGTGAAGAAGAAGCAAAAGCACTTGAAGAAGAAGCACAACCGAAAGAGCCAGACTTATTCGGTGCAGGAGATGAAGAATAATGCTAACGCCAGATTACTTATGGTACGTGCCAGAAAAGGCAGAGAAGCAGGCGGAAGAACTGCATAATAAGATTGTATCTGTCATGATTGAACGAATGATGATAAGGCTAGGACGTGGCGAAGATTACCTTTTTACTCCTATTGACAAGTGGCAAATGGATGTATTGCAGGATGCAGGGTATATCTTGCAGGCGGTACAGAAAGAGATTGCACAAACAACAAAGATAAGCATTGATACAATCGCACAAACAATGAAAGAAGCAGGTATAAAGGCTATAGAGTGGGATGATGCAGTGTATAAAAAGGCAGGTCTTGAACCAAAACCACTCGGGGAAAGTCCTTATCTACAACGATTGTTGCAGAGGAATTATGAAAAGACAAAGGGAGAGATGCATAACTACACTGGTACGATGCCGAACGCCTGCCACGATAACTACATAGATGCAGTGGATAAGGCATATAACCAGACCGCAAGTGGTACAACAAGCTACACGGAAGCGGTCAAAGAAGCTGTTAACGACATTATAAACAAGGGTGCAGACGTAACATACCCAAGTGGACGTAGAGACAGCATAGAGACAGCTACAGCAAGAGCGGTCCGTACTGGTGTAAGCCAGATGGCAGCAGATATTACAGACGCACGTATGGACGAGATGGATTGGGATATTATCCTAACATCTGCCCATCTGGGAGCCAGAATCGGAAACGGTGGGGATAATTTGACCAATCATTTCTGGTGGCAAGGCAAGTTTTACAGCAAAAGCGGTAATGACCCAAGATTTCCACCGTTTAGTGTCTGCGGTATGGGAAACGTGCAGGGAATCCATGGGGCGAACTGCCGACACTCCCACGGTCCGGGGGATGGAATAAACAATCCGTTCGAGGACTACGACAGCGAAGATAATCGCAAAGAATACGAGAAACGGAAACGACAGAGAGAACTTGAAAGACGTATCAGAAAGACGAAACGGCAGTTAATCGGCATGAAAACGGCTGTGGATAATGCAAAGGACGAAGCCTTAAAGCATGAACTTGACATGGAGTATCAGAAAAAGGCTGCACTATTGCAGAAGCAGAATCAAGCTTATAAAGATTACTGCAAGCAGAACAATCTTAAGACACAAAACGAAAGACTCAACACCGCAGGATGGGACAGAAGTCAAGCATCATCCGCTAGAGGTGCAGCGACTAGGTATAATAACGCACGAGGTAAATAATTTGGAAACTATTAATCAATTCATGGTTGCGTGTGGGTGGATTATAACCATTGGTGGAGCTGTAGGCGTATTGTATAAAGCCTATAAGCATTACAAGAAGCCTACGGACGATTTAGAGCAACGTATAACGTCAATAGAGACAGACATCAAAGATATTAAACGGAAGCTTAACAGTGACTACAACACAATTAACAGCCAACAGGACGATGTTAATTTGGTTATGAAAAGTATGTTTAATTTGATTGAGAACAAAATCACAGGGAACAACATCGAGGGTCTAAAAAAAACCAGAGACGAGTTAATAAACGCACTGACAACGCACGAGAAGTAAAGGAGAATAAGAATGATAATTGACGGCATAAATTTTAAAGAGTTAAATATCACAAAAGATGGGGAACTGATTGCATCCGTTACAGATGGAAAAGATGGAATCGTACACAAGGACGGATATAGAGTACAACTTGTAGTGGAAGATGTCGGCATGTCGTTTGCAGAAGCATTTAAAAGAATGAAAGCAGGGCATAAAGTAAAACTTCCATCATGGGGTGGGTTCTGGTACTGGGACGCAGAAAAAGAAACTATCATGATGCAGTGCAGAGATAAAGACAACGGAGAAAAGGGAGACTTATTAGATATTAGAGATACAAAAATGGTGGAATATACACTTAACAATATCTTATCTAATGAATGGCTAATTGCAGAATAAGGAGTGAAAGTATGGCTAAATATGTAAAGAAGCCTGTTGAGATAGAAGCAATCACGTTTGATGAGCTTATGAGAATCGGAGCAGAGAACGCTGATACTGTGGTTAACGGTATGCCTGTTAAGTTTACATACAATGGTTATGCCATTAGACAATATGACAGCAATTCTTATACCATCCCGACACTAGAGGGAGATTTCCTCATGACAAAAGATGATATGCTTATTACTGGCGTAAACGGAGAAATCTATCCATGTAAGAAAGAAATTTTTGAAAAAACTTATGAAAAGTGTATTGAAAAATCCATAGTATAGCATTTACAATAATACTTGTAACAAATAATAGTTGTTGTTGAATAAATCATTTTTTACTTGCTAGTATGTGATTTGTTTCGAAGATTTTTCATGTTACAACCCTTTTTCTTATTGATTTTATAAAGTATAATACGGCAGGACTTCACACGAGGTCCGTGGAAACATAGTTCAGTTGGTTAGAGCATCCACCTCATAAGTGGACGGTCACAGGTTCGAATCCTGTTGTTTCCATTAGCCACAAAAGTGGCAATCAATAGCATTTATTTTCTGACCCTTTATTGGTAGAGCTGTAATTTTTTCATACTCCTCCAAAAAACGTTGAAGCATCATGTTGTCGCATGGTGCTTTTTTCGTGAAAAAATTAGAAAAATGAGTAGAAAAAAAGAGTCTCCATATCTTACAATAAAAGAGTAGATTGTTTGATGCTCATGTGATTCAATCAACTAACCTCCTTCCACAAGTTTTAAGAGAGAGTTAGAGGCTCAAGAGTGGTTCAAGTCCACTCCTCTCTTTTACCTTGACTTAGGTATATAAGTCTTAATCCATTACCGCAGACGTAGCGGTATACAAATATCGTATAGGAGGATATACAATGCAGAATTACGAACAGATTTTAGCGGAATTAGAAATCGAAATCCCAGAAGATAAAAAAGCAGATTTAAAGAAGAAAATGTCTGAAAACTATAAGACTGTAGCTGACTACAATAAACAGGTAGAGAAAAAAGATGAATACAAAACATCTTTGGACGATGTACAGTCTAAATTAACTGATTTAGAGAAAGAAGATGTTGCAGGTCTTAAAGACAAGGTAGCGACATTAACACAGGAACTTGCGGATGAAAAAGAAGCAAGAGCAAAAGAAGCTAAACAGACAGAGTTAAAAGACAAAGTTAATGATTTCTTATCTGATAAAAAATTCGTCAATGCGATCACAGAAGATGCTATCCGCTCTCAGATGCTTTTAAAATTATCTGAGGAAAATGGAAAGAACGCAGAGGATGTATTCAAGGAACTTACTACAAAAGATGGAAAGCAGGTTGCAAATATCTTAGTAGAAGAAGAAAAGAAACCCAAGGTTAATATCCCGTCTTTTACATCTAAGTTTAACAGCGGAGAGCAGAAAAAGGGAACACAGAAGTTAAGGGAAATGTCTTTAGATGATAGAATGAAACTTAAGGCAGAAGACCCAGACCTCTACGCATCCCTATTAAACGATAAATAGAAACAATACCGACTCACATTTATGGAAGTGAGCCGCTAACCTAAAAATCCCTTAATAGTTGTAGGTAGATGGGACAAAGACATACAAAGTCCTTATCTATTCTTATTTAGGGTAGAAAGGACTTTTTTTATGCCAAGAACAGGATCATTTGGTGGTTTTGATTTTGACCCAGAGGTTTTTTCTGAATATATGTCAGAAAACCCAACATGGAATGACGCAATTATCGCATCTGGTGTATTAGCACAGGACAATACAATCATGGACTTAATCGGAGAAAAAGGAAATGTCGCAACAATTCCATTCTATACACCGATTGATGAACAGGACTCACAGGCTTTAAACAATGATGGAGAAACAAACAATACACCTATTGAAATCACAGGAAAGAAACAGACTTGCATGTTAATTCAGAGAATGAAAGCTTGGAAAGCAAAAGACTTTACAAAAGAGTTAACAGGTGCAGACCCTATGACTCATGTTGCAAACTCTGTTGCAAGCTTCTATAAGCAGGTAAGAACACGCGACTTAATGACTACAGTTGATGCAGTTTTAAGCCTGTCTGGTATGGAAAACCATATTACAGACTTATCTTTAACTGGTGAGGGTACTGTTGGAGATGTAAACAAAATTGACGATACAACACTTATCTTTGCACAGCAGAAAGCTTTAGGAGATTCCGCTGACAAGATGGGATTACTTGTATTAAACTCTTACATTTATGCAAAGTACAAAGCAATGGGACTTGTTGACTACAACAAATACACTATTGCTAACGCAGTAGAAAGAGAAGTAAATCTTCCTACAATCGGTGGATTTATCCCACTGGTAACAGACAGATTTACAGTTGATACAACAGGAACAAACCCAGTATACAAAACTTATATGCTTGGTACAGGTTCAGTATTGACTTGTGATAAGACAAATTATGAAAATCCTTATTATACAGACTATGACCCAGAAACATCTGCCGGTATTGAAAAGTTGTATACAAAACAGGGTTATGTATTACATCCTAACGGATTTTCTATTAATGCTAACAAGATTGCAAAAGAGTCTCCTACAAATGCAGAGTTAGGAGCTAAAGCAAACTGGTCTTTAGCATTTAATCAGAAGAATATCCGCATGGGTGTTATTAAATCCAACGGATAAAAAGGAGTGTGATTTCATGGCGTACATTGACTATGAATATTACAAAACCCTTTTTGGAGAGAAAGCAATCCCAGAAGCAGACTTTAATCGTCTGGTCTGGGATTCTTGCAAGAAGATAGATAATGCCACAACAGGCGTGGACAATGTCAAAAAGCTTAAGATTGCTTTTCCAACAGATGAAGATGATGCAGAAGCAGTTAAAAGATGTGTTTGCGAACTTCTATCAATCACGTATAAGATTGAACAGGCAGAAACGAGAGTTGAAGCATCACAGGGTTATATCACATTAGAAGATGGAACTGTGATGAGTAAGCAGGTAGCATCTAAGAGTGCAGGAAACGAGAGTATAAGCTATGTGACTTCCAGTAACGCAGGTACGGCTACATTGATAGATAAGTGTCTAGCGGATAAGGAAGCACAAAAGCAGTTATACTCTGACACAATAAGAGACTACTTATCGGGTGTCACAGATGCCAACGGAGTAAGTCTACTGTATATGGGAATGTACCCAACGGAGTATTTATGAAAGATTGTAAAGTAAATGTTTTAGGAACTACATATAAAATCAGATTCAGACACGAGAGCGAAGATGAGAAACTGCAAGAATTATATGGCTATTGCGATTATTCAAGTAAAACAATAGTTGTTGCAATTCTTGAAAGAAGTGTAGATTCCATGGAAAACCTTGAATCAGTTCAAAAAAGTTTACTTAGGCATGAAATTATGCACGCTTTCTTATATGAAAGTGGTTTAGATGGGCAGTCCTGCAACACAGATTGTTGGGCAAATAACGAAGAGATGATTGACTGGTTTGCTTTACAGTCTAAAAAGATTTTTAAAGCTTTTAAAAGAACAGGTGCATTATAAGCGGAGGGATACGATGTATAACGACACAATTACACTTTTCAATAGATATGAGAGTAAACAGGGCGATACATGGTATCCCTCCGTTTTGCATAATTGCAATCTTAACATGGATAAAGCAAGTATCATTGCAAAGTACGGTTCTGACTCACAGGACAATGCTGTATTAAATGTACAGTATAGCCTAAAAGACGGTAAAAAGATGGTTGGTAGTAAATTATGGCTACCGCCTAAAGAATGGTCTAAACAGGCAAATGATAAGTTACCACAGGCACTTACATTTAGTTCTAAGGCTAATGGTTTTGACTTCTTTATTGTTAGAGAATGGGAAAATGAAGAACCGATTGCAGACGATGATTATATAGACGGTTTTTACGAAGAGATGAAACTTAAGTATGATTATGTCTTTGCGATCACTGGCAGTGCTTTTTATGATATTATTCCGCATTTTGAAGTTATGGCGAAGTAGGTGGTTACATGGCTAAAAAGAAATTAGGAAATGTCAATATAAATACATCTAATATGATTGCGAATATCAGCCTTGAAAGATTTGACGACCAGATACAGCATGCTCAGTTTTGGCTAGATAGTCAAATTATGACCGATATGGTTCCTTATATGCCACATGAAACAGGTACATTCATTAACGTAACGAGAGCAAAAAGTGCTTCTCTTGCAGGTACTGGAATGGTATGTGCAGGCACTGGACCGATGGGACGTTTCTTATACTACGGTAAAGGTATGGTTGATGAACTAACAGGTTCTCCATGGGCAAGAAAAGGGGCAAGAAAGGTTCTTGTTTCTGAATTTGCAGGACAAACCAATGCAAAAGAAGACCTGTCCTATTCCAATCCTAAAGCTACTCCAAAATGGTTTGAAACAGCAAAGAAGAATTACGGTAAAGCATGGGTTACTCATGTTAAGAAGCAGGCAGGAGGAAGTTAATGGCAGAAGAAAAGAAACCAGTCAAGTACGATATTGACGGCTTTGACGTAGTCACGACAGCACTACAAGAACTTGTAAATCAGTTCCCGGATTTAAGAGAGGGAGAAGAAATTGAGTTTTCTACACTTAATGATGCAAGCGGAAAGGCAATGTTTCCAGTTAGTGGTGCTGTGATTGAATCAGAAAAAGAAAGCATCACAGGACACGTCACACAAGTTTGTTTGTATCCGTTTTGCGTGATATATCGTGCGAGTGGTACAAAACCAAAGAGAAAAGCGGATATTAAAGAGTGGTTGGACAACCTTGGCAAATGGTTAGAAAAACAAACAATCACGATTAACAATAATACATATAAACTAGAAGAATATCCGATTCTGACAGGCAATCGAAAGTTTTTAACGATTGACAGACAGACACCTGCATATTTGGACAGCACAAACGAAAACAAGTCTGAGAATTGGGCAATCAACATTTCTGCCCGATATCAAAACGACTTTGATAGATAGATAACACATTAACTGGTCTGCATTATGGAGCAGATCACTAACCTTGAAAAGATAAAGGAGAATCAAAATGGCAGTTACAACAGGTAAAATTGCACGTAAATATATGGCTCATTTCTTAGATTCTGGTTCACTTTGTGGCGGAACATCTGGTTATGAACGTCTGGGAAAAGACTTAGAAGAGTACAATGTCGAACTGAATCCAGACACAGAAACATCTAAAAACATCATCGGAGAATCAACTTTTAAACATAACGGATACGAAGTATCTTCTGAAGCTGACCCTTATTATGCAGAGGCTGACTCTGTATTATCACAGAAATTGCAGGAAATTGTTGATAATCGTTACACAGACGACAACTTAAAGACAAACGCCGTAGAAGTGCATATGTGGAAAGAAGCTACAAGCGGAGCTTATGAAGCATATCAGCAGAAATGTTATGTAACACCTACATCATACGGTGGGGATACATCTGGCTATCAGATTCCATTTACCGTCAATTATGTTGGAGAACGTACAAAAGGTACTTACAACGTTGAAACAGGTAAATTTACAGCAGCTACAAGTTCAGTAAATGCATCAAGCACAGGGAAATAGGGGTTAAACAATGGAAGAATTAAGAAGAAAAGTCAAAACTGGTGCCTTAAATGTGGTACTGATCAATGAAGATGATGCAGAGATTGGAAGATTTTCTTTCAATCCTGTTGATTTAAATATCATTAGAAGATACGAAGAGGTAGTTGCAAATCTTGAAAAGATGGAAGTACCAGAAGATGCAACAGAAAAAGATATTCTGGAATTATCCGACAGATTAGAAGAACAGATTGATTACTTACTCAACTCTAAAGCTTCTAAATCTGTTTTTGCTATCTGCAATCCGCTGACATTAACAGAAAGTGGAGATTTCTTTATTGAGAATATCATCGTTGAGATTGCGGACGTTATTGAGCAGGTAACAGACCAGAGAATCAAAAAGAAACAGGCGAAAATTAAAAGGGCAACGTCTAAATATCACAAATAAATAATGGAAGTTTGGGAACTTCCTACATCCATAGTAGTTGGTGGCATAGATTATGAAATACGCACAGATTTTCGTGCAGTTCTGGACATTTTAAAAACATTTAATGACCCAGACTTTGAGAACGATGAAAAGTGGATTGTTTGCCTTACCATTTTATACGTTGATTTTGGAAATATGCCACCACAAGACTATGAAGAAGCTATTGAAAAAGCCATCGAATTTATTGACATGGGTATCAAAGACGATGGGAAGAAACAACCTCATGTGATGGATTGGGAACATGATGCACCAGTTATCATCCCATCTGTTAACCGTGTACTTGGAAAAGAAATACGAGCTATGCAGTATTTACACTGGTGGACTTTTTTAGGAGCTTACATGGAAATTGGAGAGTCTTTGTTTTCGCAGATTCTTAGTGTTCGCATGAAGAAAGCCAAAGGAAAGAAACTGGAAGATTGGGAAAGAGAGTTCTACAAAGAAAATAAAACGCTTATTGACCTAGATGTTAAATATTCCGAAGAGGAATTAGAAGAACAGAAACGTTTGAACGATTTACTGAATGGGAAAGGGGCGTGATTGAATGGCTACACAAAAAGCGGATGGAAGTATTTATATCAAAACAGAGATTGATACAACCGAAGCAAAAGCAAGTGTGAAAGAAATCGCATCCCTTTTAAAACGTTTATCCAATCAAGTAAAAACCATTGGGAAATCAATGGAAAAAGCCATGAGTGGCGGTATAAAAGCACCAGATACAAAAGGCATGGACGTTGTCGAAGAAAAAGCAAAGACCGTGGCTGAGGAACTGGAAAAGACCGCACAGGCAGAAAAGAAACTTGATAACATAGACATTAAGACGACTGCACTTGATACGTTAGATAAAGCAATAGAAACAATAGGACAGAAGCTTGCAGAGTTGGAAAAAGCACAGATGGATGTATTCAACAGAAATCAGAGTGCAACATCTTCTCCTGCGTTTCAAGCGATGGAAAGTGCAGCGGCTAAACTAGATCAGCAATACGAAGAGCTTCTTGCAAAGAAAAAGCAGTTAGAAGCACCGACAGCGAGTGCAGACAGTGGTCTACCTAAAAGTGCAAAGCTTACTGGTGGAACAGGTCTTGCAAGCGAAGAGAGTGCAAAAGCATTACAAAAATTAAATGCAGAAATCACAGGTACAGAAACGAGTGTTGAATCCTTAAACACCGATTTAGGACAAACAACACAATTGCAGGATGAAATCAGCAATTCAAATATCAAGACAACAGCATATCAGATTCTTGAAGATTCCTTGCAACGCCTTGATACACAGTTTGAGCAGGTAGCAACGGCACAGCAAGAAATTTTTGCAAGAAATCAGAGTGCAACTTCTTCCCCTGCGTTTTTAGCATTGGAGAGTGCTGCGGAAAAACTCGGCAGACAATATGACGAATTACTAGCGAAGAAAAAACAGCTAGACAGCGGAACAACAACTGCACAACCAACAGAGAAAGTACGTACTGCACCGATTACAGGGAACTACGCAAAAACAGCATCAGAAGAAAGTGAGAAAGCCTTAAATGCATTAAATAAGGAAATATCTAAGACTGATGCAAAAGAAAGAAGCCTTGTTAACACAAATAGTAGGCTTGGTTCATCATTTAAGAATGTCAGTCAGTCTGCGGACAGTGCTAAGACAAAAACAGGCGGTATTTCATCTATCTTTAGTAGAATGGGTGGAGTTGTATCTGGTCTTGGAAAACGTCTGACAGGACTAGCACAGAATTTTACAAGCACTACAAACAGTGCTAATAATGCAAGCTTTTCTATTGGTCGAATGGTCGGTATGAGTATATTATATTCTACCGTTTTTGGAATGATTTCTAAAGTTAACAGTGGAATCATGACAGGCATCAATAACCTTGCACAGTATTCGTCAGCTACTAATGCTTCGATATCTTCTATGATGTCAGCATTAACTCAGTTACAAAACAGTTTAGCAACAGCATTTGCACCAATACTGTCTGTAGTAGCACCTATATTAACGGCATTTATAAATATGCTGTCAAGAGCGATTACTTATGTAGGTATGTTCATAGCAGCACTGACAGGACAGAAATCTTTTACAAAAGCAAAAGCTGTACAAGAAGATTATGCTGCATCGTTGCAAAAGACTTCTAAGAGTTCTAATAGTGCAGCGAAGTCTACAAAGAAAAACGCAAATGCAACAAAAAAAGCAAATAAAGAGATGCAGACATATCTTTCTGGTCTGGACGAAATCAGACAGTATCAGAAAGAAAAAGACAATACACCTAGTTCAAACTCAACGCCATCAACAGGTGGCGGAGGTGGTGGCGGATACACGGGACCATCCATTGGAGATATGTTTGAGAAAGTTCCTATTGAATCTTCTATTGCGGACATTGCTAAGAAGATTAAGAACCTCATAAAAAAAGAGGACTGGGAGGGACTTGGAGCTTACATTGCATCTGGCATCAATAAAGGATTGCAAAAAATCTATGATGCTATCAATTGGAATAATGTAGGTCCGAAGATTACATATTTTGTGAACGCATTTACACGGACATTCAATAGTCTTGTTGATCACATAGACTGGGATTTAATGGGACGTACTGTAGGTGCAGGTATTAATACAATTGTCAACACACTGAATCTGTTGATAGAGGGAATCAATTGGAAAAATCTTGGTTCAAAAATTGCAACAGGTATCAACGGCTTATTCAATGAAGTGAATTGGAATAATGTTGGGCGGTTGTTTGCGAATAAAATAAATGTTCCGTTTCAAATGTTAGAGGGAGCTGTAAATACTCTTAACTGGGCAAAAATAGGAACGTCAATAGGTGGATTTTTGAATGGTGCGATCAACCAGATAGATGTTAAGTCTATTGGTACAAGCTTATCTGGATTAGCATTAGGAATATTAACAACATTAGATAATGCACTTACTACAACAAACTGGTCACAGCTTGGCACAAAATTAGCAACATTATTAACATCTATTGATTGGGTTGGAATATTTGTTAGTGCAATATCTGTTGCAGGAAAAGCAATCACGGCATTAACACAGCTTGGTGTGTCTTTTATGGATAACTTGGCAAAAGGTATTACAAATGGGACACAGCAGTTTATTAGTAAGGGATTATCAGCATTGACGAGTTTTACTGCAAACTTAAGAAGAAATGCAGGAAAATTAGTAGATTCTGGTCTAAATCTTATGTTGAATCTTGCAAAAGGTATTGCTAATTCACTTCCAGACATAATCAAAAATGTTCCACAGATTGTTAGCAATATTGCAAATACAATCAATGACAATGCACCTAAAATATTGATGGCAGGCATACAACTTATTGGGATATTGATTAAAGGATTGATTCAAGCAATCCCTACTCTTATTGCGAGTATTCCACAAATTATAGTAGCTATGGTTAATGTATTTACAGCGTATAACTGGTTATCACTTGGTAAAAGTTTAATTACAGGTATTAAAAACGGTATTGTAGCTGCAAAAAGTACAGCAGTTGAAGCTATGACAAATACATATAATGGGTTGCTTAATGCGATAAAGAATTTGCCATCTAAACTTAAAGGACTTGGAGAGAATGGACTTAAGGAGATGGGGAACGGAATTACTGGAAAATTATCCGGATTAAAAACAACGGCAGGGAAAATATTGACCAATATCATAGAAGCGGTTAAAAATCTTCCTAAAGAATTATCAAAAAAAGCTACATCTGCGATAAGGGATATGAAAACTACATTTAAAAATGTCGATTGGGGCAGCGTTGGAATGAATGTAGTAAAAGGTATTGCAAAAGGTGTTGGAGATTTTGCATGGATTTTGGTTGATAAAATGACAGGTCTTGCACAAAAGGCGTGGGAGGGTGTGAAAGATTTCTTTGGAATCCATTCTCCATCAAGACTTATGAGAGATACGGTAGGTAAGATGATTCCTGCCGGTATTACAGTAGGTTTGGAAAAAGCTTTTCCAGATACACTCAAAACCCTTATGAATCAGTCTGAACAGTTGGCAAATGTACCGTTCAGAACACCAGAGATTGCTACAGGTAAGATAATACCTGCGAAAGCATCCGCAGTGATCGCACAAAAGCAGAACAGCACAAACAGTAACAATAATGACGTACTTAATTTACTTGAACAGCTATTATCTGTTACGAAGTCCTTAGAATCAGACAACAGCGGTAACAATGGTGGGGATTATCATTTCACAGCACAGATTAACCGCAGGACGTTGTTTGATGAATTTATCGAAGAAGCAAAACTAAGACAAATGAGTAATGGTAGAAATCCATTCAGCCTTGCGTAGAAAGGAGTAAAAAATGGCACAGGATTATATAAAAATCAATAATAAAAAAGTCTGGCAACCAGATTCAGACACAGCCGTAGCTTTTGAAACTACCTATACGCAAGGTAGCACGAGGGCACAGTCTGGTAAAGGAAAGTTTACCCCGATGTTCACAGTAGAGCGATTTACATACAGTGCATCGGATGTGCCAATGTCTAAGGTTACGGAAATATTAGAAATGGTGGCACGTGGTAAATCTTTTGATTTACATTATTTTTCTGTATTTTACGGAGAGTGGAGAACAGCAAAGTTTTATGTCGGACAGGTATCGGACATTAAGATAAAAACACTTAAAAATAACCATGAAAAAGTATCAAGTATATCTTTCAATATGCAGGGGGTTAACCCGATATGATAAATGTAAGTGATGAATTTAAACAGCTAATGACAGAACGACAAAATTTTAAATGCAATGCAGAAGTAACGCTTGCGAATGGAACTGTACTGCCATTAGGAGAAGATGATTTTTCAATAGATAATAATAGTCTGGTCGATGCGGCAGGTGCTAACACCATTCCTTTAGGTGTTGCACTCAGCCGTAATGTACAGTTAGAAATCATGAATGACGATGATCACTTATCCAATTATGACTTCTTCGGAGCAAAAATCAGACTGTATCTAACATTTGAATTATCAGAGACAACAGAAAAAATTGAATACGGTACATTTACAGTTACACAGCCAGAGAGTTACGGAAACGTTGTAACTATTGTCGGATACGATGATATGTACAAAGCTGATAAGGCATACAGCACAACATTGACGTTCCCTGCGACAGCAAAGAGTGTGTTAGTTGATAGTTGTGATACCTGCGGTATCTTGATAGGCGACAGTAACTTTTTACACAACGACTTCCAGATACCAACCATGCCATCTAGCGAGTACACGCACCGACAGATTATAGGTTTTATTTCTATGATTGCCTGTGGAAACGCAAGAATTGACCGTACAGGGCATTTACAGATAATGACCTATGATTTTAACTACAATAGTGGTAACATCCATGATTTGACTGATTACAACACTCTGACGAATGATACAAATGATGTGCAGGTAACAGGCGTACAAATGACACGTACTGTCAAAAAAACTGTAACTGACGAAGAGGGAAACGAGAATGAAGAAGATGTTGAAGAAACTGTAAAGGTAGGTGCAGACAGCTATATCCTATCTTTAGAGAATCCACTTGTAAAAGGACATGAGGAAACACTTGTTTCTTGGGTTTATGACAAATTTAAATCAGTGACATTCCGTGGATTTACGATGGATTATATATCTTATCCGATAGCTGAGTTTATGGATAAGATTAAAGTTACAGATTGGAGAGAAAATAGCTTCTATTCTGTATTAACAGATGTAAACTTTGTATTCTTCGGATATACAACATTAAAGAATAGTGCAGAATCTCCATTGCGTAACCAGAGCAACTACACATCAAGTAATCAAAAAGCGATCATACAAGGGAAACAGTTAGTTGAGCAGGAAAGAAATAACCGTCAAAATGCTTTAGATAAGATGCAAGAAGCATTAAAAAATAGTAACGGAATGTATTCAACACAGGAAGTGCTATTGGATGGTTCAACTATATATTATCTCCATGATAAACCGACAATGAAAGAATCAAAGAATGTTATCAAATTGACAGCAGAGGTTATTGGATTTTCTATTGATGGAGGTAAGACATATCCTTATGGATTCACGATCACTGGGGAAATGGTAGCAAGATTGCTTTATACAGAGGGAATCAATGCAGATTATATCAACACTGGTGCATTAACAGTCAAAGATAAATCTGAAAATATTATCTTCTATGCAGATATGGAGACTGGTACTGTAAAGATTTCTGGAGATAACGTCACGATTGGTGGCAAAACAGCACCAGAAGCAATTAGTGATGCAGTAAAAGAATCTAAAAATTATGCAGATGGTAAAGTATCAGACTTTGCAGAAACAGTTACAAAAAGTGTGTCAGATTTGCAGAATCAAATAGACGGGCAGATTGAGACATTCTACTACGATTACGAGCCAAATCTTAAAAATATCCCTGCTTCTGACTGGACAACAGAAGATGATAAAAAGAAGCATGAGGGAGACTTGTTTTACTGGAAATCAAAAGGATATGCCTACAGATTCTTCAAAGATGGCGACACATGGAAGTGGCAGTTAGTACAAGATACAGACGTTACAAAAGCATTGCAGACAGCATCTTTTGCACAGTCTACGGCAAACAGTAAATGCCGTGTATTTCTGACACAGCCTACACCACCTTATGACACAGGAGATATGTGGAATCAAGGTCAAAACGGAGACATTCTTACATGCGTTGTAGCAAGAGCGGACGGTGCAAGCTATGTGGAAACCGACTGGCAGAAGCTTAACAAGTACACGGACGATGAGACAGCCAATAAGGCACTGGAAGAAGCCAGAAAATCTCGTGCAATGATTATCAATCTGGACAACGATTATCAAGCAATCACGACAGATTATAAGGGAGAGTACACATCATTTCCAGAGTGTCACACGACAGCACAGGTTTTATACGGTCATACCGATATATCTAACGACTGTACTTATAATGTGCAGAAGTCGGGCGGTGTCGTAGGTTCATGGAATAATTCAACTCATACCTACACTGTGACAGCATTAACAACAGATGTTGGATGGGTAGATATTACAGCTAATTACCTTAATACTTATTCAGTTACGAAACGATTTGACATTGCGAAATTAAAAGGCGGTATCCCCGGAGAAACAGGTGCAAAAGGAGATAAGGGAGAAACAGGAGCAAGCGGTAGAAGCATCACAGGCTCAGAAACGACTTATCAAGCATCTAGCAGTGGAACAACGGCACCAACAGGAACATGGAGTAAAACACCACCAAGCGTTGCAGAAAATCAGTATTTGTGGACGAGAACCATATATACTTACTCTGACAAAACCACAAGCACAACATATTCCATCGGTAAGATGGGAGCTAAAGGGGAACAGGGTGCAAAGGGAGAAACTGGTGCTACTGGACCGCAAGGGGAAAAGGGTGCCACTGGACCTCAAGGGCCACAGGGCGAACAGGGAATCCAAGGTCCGCAAGGAGAAAAGGGCGAAAAAGGCGACCAAGGACCACAGGGTCTACAAGGTATTCAAGGCCCAAAAGGAGAACAAGGAATCCAAGGACCTAAGGGTGCTAGTGGAGATACAACATATTTTCACATTAAGTATAGTTCTGTGGCAAAACCCACAACAGCTTCTCAAATGACTGAAACCCCATCTACCTATATTGGAACATACGTGGACTTTACAGAAGCCGACTCAAGCGACCCATCTAAATATACATGGGCAAGATTCCAAGGATTGCAGGGAGAAAAAGGTACACAGGGTATCGCAGGTACTAACGGTATTGATGGAAAAACATCTTATCTTCACATCAAATACTCAAATGACGGTGGAAAAACCTTTACTTCCAATTCTGGCGAAACGGTAGGAGATTACATTGGTACTTGCACAGATTACAACCTAAACGATCCAACGACAGTAGCTTCTTATACTTGGGCGAAGATTAAAGGCGAACAGGGTATTCAAGGAGCTAAAGGGGATAAAGGAGAACAGGGTGTTGCAGGTAAAGACGGAACTGACGGTAAAAATGCAACGTATATTACTGTATCTGGTACTAATTATGATATGGTTCAAGGAATTAGTAAAAATGCATCATATGTTCTTATAAATGGAATTAAATATGATTTTATGCCAACTAGAGGACATACATTAGTAGTTATCAATCCATCCAGTGGTGCTATAGAAAGTATAAAAAGTTATGATACATATACGACAGCAAGTGCATTAGACAGCCCATTGAGTGCAGTAGCATCTGGAAAAATAATATGTTTGTTTACTGCGGATGCAAGCGGATTAACCCGAACCGCCAGAAACACATTAATAGAATGTGGTTCTGCAATGACCGACACTTGGGGAAGTTCTCGTGTTACTCATCTTTTTATCGGTATGAAAGGATTAGAAAAGGGCAATGCATATGAAATTATTGCAAAAGGAAGTGATGCTACAAAAAGTATTACCGCATATTATACTGCATCTGGAATAGTTCTTAATGGACAAGTTGGAGCGACTGGACCGCAGGGAGCTAAAGGAAATGACGGTGTATCTCCGACAGTATCAATTTCAAAAAGCGGTACAGTAACAACCATCACAATTACAGATAAAAATGGAACACATACACAGACTGTCAATGACGGAACGAATGGAACGGCAGGTAAGGCAGGTGCGGACGGTAAAACACCATATTTCCATGTTAAGTATAGTAACGATGGCGGTAAGACGTTCACTTCTAATTCGGGAGAGGACGTTGGAACATATATCGGAACTTGCACCGACTATAACCAAGCAGACCCTACAACGGTTGGTTCTTACACTTGGGCAAGAATCAAGGGAGAGACTGGAACGACTGGTGCTAAAGGCGAGACAGGGGCAACAGGTCCGCAGGGTCCTCAAGGCAATATTGGACCAACTGGAAACGGAATCAAATCAACTGCAATCACTTATCAAGTGTCAAGTAGCGGTACAGCAGTTCCAACAGGTACATGGTCTGGTAGTGTTCCATCTACAAGTGCAGGACAATATTTGTGGACTAGAACGATTACTACCTACACAAACAACACGACAACAACTTCTTATTCAGTCAGTCGTAACGGAAGCAACGGAGCAAAGGGAGATAAAGGCAATCAAGGAAGTGCAGGAAGAACGTACTTCATGGAAACATCGTCAAGCATTGTGAAAATGTCTGCGGACAACACGATTGTGCCGAACTACATCACATTATCTGGTTACTACCGTGACGGTACAGCAACAGCACGTACAGCTTATAAGTGTCGATTCAAGATTGAGGAAACAACGGACGGAGATACATACACGACCGTTTATACTTCATCAGCGGATGAAACGGACATTACCCATGCACTGTATTCTGTATTGGCGAGTGGTTCAAGCGGTATCACAGCAAGTGGTTCAAGTGGTATCGGTATCTCAAGAAATCTTACAGCGTTAAGGTGTACGATGTATGCCGCAGGTGGATTTTCACAGGTGTTGGATATTGAGACAATTCCAGTAGCCATTGACGTAGATGCACTGACTCACGAAGATATATTCAATCTGCTGACCAACGACGGAGCATGGCAAGGTATTTATCGTGGGTCTGACGGTAAGTTGTATATCAACTTTACTTATGCTAGAGGTGGAACATTAAATCTTGGTGGAAAAGCAAACACGTACGGTAATGGACAAATGCACGTTTATGATGCAAATGACAATGAAATTGTTGACATAAACACGAAAGGGATAGTCGTAACGCATTATATATCAGGCATGGGTGAAAAGCCTAAATCATATGTGTGTATAACACCAGACGTGTTCGGTGGTATATATTTATCTGAAAACAAGGATGGAACTGGTGCATGTGCGATTTTGTCCCCAGATGAGATTGTATTAAAAAATAACAGCAGTGGACCAATTACAGTACAAACAGACATAACAATGCATATGACGGATGAATCACTTTATCTTGGGTCGGTAAGTAATTATAAATTTCATTTTGGAAAAGAAAAATCAAGTTTTTATCAGCCAGTTACTATTGGCGGAAGTTTGTCTGTTGCAGGAACAAAAAACAGAATCATAGATACAGAAAATTACGATACAAGAAAGCAGTATTGTTATGAAACAGCAACCCCATATTTTGGGGATATAGGTTCTGGATGTACTGATAATACAGGAAAATGTTACATAGACATTAACGATATATTTTCAGAGACAGTAAACACAGGTGTTGAGTACCAAGTATTCTTGCAGAAAGAGGGGCAAGGCGATATATGGGTAGAAGAAAAGACCGATAGTTACTTTGTTGTAAAAGGTACTGAAAATCTTAAGTTCTCGTGGGAAATCAAAGCAATTCAGAAAGATTACGAATTTGAACGACTTGAAAAATTCGATAACTCAGAAAAAGAAGAAGTGATTGACTATGAGAAAGAATATATGGAAGAAATCAACGATTTGATTAAAGAACAGGAGGAAATGTTAAATGAAACAGTTGAGTAGCTTTATGGTATTAAATATTGACGGTGGAGACAGAGTATCATACACATACAATGAGATTGACGATAACACAGGAGAACCATTGTCACAGAATAAAAAAGAAAATTTCTGGGTAGTAGATAAAGAACTTAAAAAGCACATTGATGCTATCAGAAGCTACGTCAGAGAAAACAAGTTGAATTAAGGAGTGATGTTATGGCAATCAATATACCTTTAGTACATATATCGGATTTAACAGAGAAAAAGACAATATCAGATGATGATTACATGCTTACTGGTGGGAGTACCGCCAGTAAGGTTAAGTGGTCAACGATCGTGTCTCTGATAAAAACTAAATTAGGGATTGGAAATATAGAAGATAGTATAAGTAAAATACAATCAGATATTTCTACGTTAAATAGTGATTTTTCAAGTTTACAGTATAAAACCTATGGCATTGATGGATTTGCTATTAAAAAAAATAGTCAGTTAGCAATGATTTATATATGGTATGGCAAAAGTTTGACAGGCGGTAATACAAATCAAACTTTATTAACATTGCCCAACGGTATTACATTTAACAATGAAGTTTTCGCTCCTTGTGAAATCATTGACGGAAGTTGGACTCCACGTGGAAATACTGGGTACATAACTATACATAACAATACAGTGGACATAAGATGCAAAGATACAACATCTTACGGTGTCGTAATAGCAAATGTGATTGTTCCTGCATCATACATTAATATTTCATAGTTCTATTAACTAAATAATGATTTTTCTTTCGATTTTACATTAGTTCCAAACGGCAACTTAAAAACCTATTTGAATGTCTTTAAAGTCAAAAATAAGCTTATTATAATTGGTGGCATTGACGTTCCGTTTCGATGGGAAAAAACATATTCTTTTTTGACAATAAACGGATTGACTGCCGTAAAATCTGAAAGCTGTATGTTAGTACATGTTCAAGCGAGTGGACAGGAAATCACATTGTTAAACATTCCTAAAGGTGGCAATCGAGATTTAATGCATACACTAATTAGTGATTTAACTTATAAAAAGATTGCGTCAAATATTCCAAGTTCAACAAAATATACAATTCCAAGTGAATATAAAATGGCAATTCTTGTTGCAACAATTAATTATCCTAATGCAATAAGTCCGCAATTCACGTTCATGTTTCCAAATTTAACAGAAACAAATCGTATATCTGATGGTTACTGGTATGACAACACTTATCACGCAAGCTTTATGGCATGCAACGATGGAAATGTTGTTTACTTTGCTTCAAATTGGCAAGTAGTGTCTCCAACAGGTGCAGTTACTTATGATGTTTATGCAAGGTAAGTTAATTATCAAATACGATTCCACCTTGGTCTATATATACTCTAGGTGGAGCAATTACCGTATAATATCCCCATTGTGGGAGATTACAAATTTGTATAGACGTACCGCTTGCACGGCAATACACGTTACTAGATATAATGTTTGATGTGCCGTCAATTTGAACGTTTGAACCACTTACATTTACTGTAATTAGAGAGCATATTGGACTTCCATTCCCGTTTCCATAAAGAAGCAAAGCAAACTTATCACATGTTTTTTGAACTGTAGTATAGTTTTCTATTGATATATAGAAATCATTACCAGAACCACTTGTTTTTAGCACAATGTTCCTTGATCTATTTGTTAAATCACTATTTAACGTATAAATAAAAAAACACCCTGCATGAAGCAAGGTGTAAATATATTAGTATTGGAGTTTATTAAAGATTTATTTCTACATTCACATATTAACACAAACACTTAATAAATGAAAGGAGAAACTATGAATCTTAAATTACGTTTCAAAAATAA